CAAATCAGATACAGCTATACGTAAGGGAATTAACAACAATCCAAATGCTGGTCAAATAGAAAAATTAAAATCACTTTGTGAAAATATTTTACAACCCGTTCGCGATCATTTTGGCAGAGTTAAGGTGACTAGTGGATTCCGTTCTCCTGAGTTGTGTGCGGCTATAGGATCGAGTTTGAATAGTCAACATTCAAAAGCAGAAGCTGCAGATTTTGAATGTATAGGGACCGACAATGCTGAATTAGCTGACTGGATTTATTCAAACTTAGAATTTGATCAATTAATACTCGAGTTCTATACTCCAGGTGAGCCAAATAGTGGGTGGATACACTGCAGCTATACTCCTGATCAACCAAGAAAACAATTCTTGCATGCGTTTAAATTAGAAGGTAAAACTAAGTACAAACCAATTATAGGAAAAGCAACCAATTTAGTTTAATGCCAATATCCAGATCACAAATACCAAAAGAAGTTGAAGGCAAATTAAGAGGTGCTAGAAAAGGATCCAATGATAAGAGGAGACAGTTCAAATTACGAACTTCTAAAAAAATGGTGCGAAACAGTTCCCGTCCACAATTCAAAAAATAGATTTTATTCTTGTGAAATAGGAGTCCGAGAGGGCCTAGGTTCTAAAATTATAATGGACGCTTTGAATGAAAGATTAAAAGGTCTTCGTTATATGCATTTTGGAATAGATCCTTATAGTAATTTAAATTATCAACATTACGATAAATCTGCTTCATATACTTGTGATTATACAGATGAAATGGCAGAACAAATGGTAAAAGATTTTAAAGACTATCCTATGTTCAACTTTATTAAAATGACTGATACTGAGTTTATGAATGAGAACGGTCATTTAGAGGGTTTTAACTTTGTTCATTTTGATGGACCACACATGACAAAAGATGTTCTTACAGAAGCTATTTGGTTTGCAAATAGATCATTAAAAGGGACTAGATTTGTTTTTGATGATTATCCTAAATATGACATGGATTTAATTCATATGGTTCTTTTTAAATATGGTTTTACTATAATAGAATCTGGTTCAAATAAAATATGCCTAGAAAGAACCCAATAGCCAAAAGTCTACGGACTAGACGATATAGACCGAAAGTGATAAAGTCTAAGAAAGTTTATAACAGGAGCAAACATAAAAATGACCAAATTGTGCCCGAGGGGTAAAGCAGCAGCAAAAAGAAAATTTAAAGTTTATCCGTCTGCATACGCGAATGCATATGCAAGCAAAATTTGTGCTGGAAAAGCAAAAGATCCATCAGGCGTTAGAAGAAAAGATTGGGGCCCTAAGAAAAAAAAAGATGGT